AAAAGGGGGCATAATCAGCTATAATTCTTATCTTCAATGATGAAAATTATTTGTAAACCAACTGATAATCCCGGATATGAGTCCGGTTGACAGCACAAATTTAATTGCCTTTTTCACACCGCGATCTTCATTCTGATATGCCTCAAGATCCTTAAATCTATCGTTCACTTCAGATCTGAAATCTCTTTGCTCTTCAAGTATTATTTGCAGCAAACCTATTTCGTCCATTATCTCCTCCTGCGCCTGAAGGTTGGTATGTATGTATTAAATGCCGTCTCATTGAATATGAATGAGAAGTCTCCTGGTCCACCTATAGGACCTATGAATATTCCGCCGCCAATCATGACGCCTCCGCCGCCGATCCTCCGGCAAACGCAGCAACGTTCGCCAGCAGCCATGTGCCAAGAGCGCTGTCAGATGCAAGGGCCGTTGATACATCAGCAGCAGGAACGGTCACGGTCATTCTGCCCATTGACTGACAACCAGCAGTTTCCTTGCCAGCCTGATCGAAGTAACCTTGCAGCATCAAGGTGGCATTCGCCCCAAGATTAGGAACCTGAGCAGCCCCGGCGACCCAATAGGAAATATTCAGGTTAGGTGAATAGCGACCCGCTTGGCTGTTTTGGACAGATGATGCGGGGATAGATTTTGTGATAGCGATAGACATGGTTTACTCCTTCTAAAATCCGTTAAGCTCTATAAATCCAGTTGTCGTGATACCAGTTACCGTCACGGCGGTTGTAGAAATAGCTGTAACTCTTGCCGCCAAAGACTGAGATAAAACTTGCGGCATGTGGCTGAAAGCTGTTGGGAAAGTATATGATGCTGTACCCAAAGCAGCATTGCAATAGATCATGATGTTCTTATAGCTCGTTCCTTGGTGGGGCTGAGAGAATACCACTGTGCCAGAAGTAGATGCGTTGACTGTTGTTTGAGTAACAGCCGTATCATAAGACCCTGTGGTTTTGACATGAGCAATAGAAGTGTTGCCCAAGATAACTTGATTGCTTGCCGTGATGACAGCGCCAGCACCAAGAGCCGTGCTGTTGGAATAGTCGGAACTGCAATCAGCGCCGGCACCAACAAAGGTGTTGTGATCACCATTATCATTCGTGACCCCTGCATCATAACCCAGCCCTGTGTTTCCTATTGCTAGGCCATTGCCAGAGCTGTCGGTATATTGGAGTGCCTTAGAGCCAAGGGCTGTGTTGAAGTATGCGTCTGTGTTGAAGTACAAAGCATCGAAGCCTACGGCTGTGTTGTTCTGTGCCGTACCGCTTCCGCTGTCATCGTTCTGGAACATGGCGCAGAATCCTATCGCCGTATTCTGCGCGGCGTCGGTGTTACCTTGCATGGCGGCATAACCTACGGCGGTATTCTGCCCGGAAAATCCGTTTGCTGTCGCATCATTGTTGTACATGGCCTGTGCGCCGACAGCCGTACATGCACCGGAGTTGACATTATTAAGCATGGCGAACGTGCCGACAGCCGTATTGCTCGATCCAGTCGTCGCTCCACCAGTATCGTTTAACCAAAGCGCGTGGGAGCCGACTGCGGTATTATAATTGGAGCCAAGGTTGCCATTAAGGGCATTCGATCCGACAGCCGTATTATCCTGTGCGCTGTCCTGATTGTTTACGTCATTATTTGTCAGGGCGCTGTAGCCAACAGCGGTATTGTTGTTGCAAAGCGTGTTACCATACAGGGCATTATACCCCACTGCGGTATTAGCTGAGCCAGAGCTATTAACCGCCATCGCCTGATACCCAATTGCCACATTACCATCGGTAAGACTATTCTGAAGCGCGGTATATCCGATAGCCACGTTATAATTCAGAAAGTTCCCGGAGTAGAGCGCATTGTACCCGATGGCGACATTTCCCGCGCCGTTGAGGTTAGAATACGCAGCCTGATAACCAATGCCCACATTATATGTGGCGGAGTTGTTCTCTGTCTGGGCCATGGCAAAAGCGCCGACAGATGTATTCCCCGTCCCTTCGCCGCCAAAAGCCTGGGCTTGATAACCGATAGCTGTATTAAAATCGTATCCCGATGCTCCGCTAAGTCCCAAAGTGTATAGGGCCTGATAGCCCATAGCCGTATTGCCTTGGTTATTTATATTGCTGAACAGCGCATTGGAGCCGACAGAGGTATTCTGAAAGCCTTCATCATTCGAGTATGACGCCTGATAACCAACAGCAGTATTGTCTGATCCTTGCCCCATAAGATATGAGCTATCATTATTCTGCAAGGCATGAGCGCCTATCGCGGTATTGAAGTTGGCAAAATTATTGCTTGCCAAAGCACTCTGCCCACACCCCGTATTATTCGATCCTTGTGAATTGGCCTGAAGGGTATTTGATCCTATAGCTACGTTATTGTCGCCACCCATATTTCCTTGTAGAGCGAAGGCACCCACAGCAGTCATGTTGCCGACTTGAGTATTGGTAAGGGCCTGTTCTCCTATAGCAACATTATAGTCGCCTTGCGCCGCTAATAAGGCGCTATCCCCTATGGCAACGTTATAGCTGCCAGAGACGTTATCAAATAATGTCTGATAACCCACGGCGGTATTATTCGCGCCATCCTGGTTATTGAACATTGACTGATAGCCGAGGGCAGTATTGGCTACGCCAGTGGTGACGGAAGTACCGCTTCCTTGACCGAGGAACATGTTGAAATTTGGATAGTTTACAACCGTATCAGATAGCCAAGACAGATCAGATATGCCCCTGATAAACTGAAGTGACGCTGGAATGTCACAGATAACGTCTTTTACGCCGGTGGAGAAGCTTACGAGAGCGTTGGCATTGCTGCTTTCAAGCACTGTCTGCCTAACCATGACATTTGAGGATGACATGTAATATAGGCCGACTTCAAACTCAGCTATTGTTCTATGGCGTATCGCACAATAAAACGTATTGCTCGATCCTGTTCCAAAGACAGATGAAAAGTTTCTGAAGTTTTGAGACGGCACCCCTGATAACTCAGGCGTCAAGGTAAAATCGCCAGATCCAGTCGTCGTCGAAAATTCAAAGACGAGATTTCCGACAGAGTTGGACATTTTTAACCCTTAATGAAACTCTGCATCCCGGCTTTGGCCTTGTCGATTGCCATTTGCAGGTCAGCAAGATCTCCAGTCTTTTGAGACAGGAGATCAGAATGAAGGCTATTGGCCCTCATCAGCTCGTCTTTTTTAGCCGCGAGAGCTGCGATCTCCGCATTCGCTGCGGATTTCAATGAGTCAATCTCCGCTTTGGCCTTAGCTATCATATTAGCGCATTCGGCACTCGCCTTGGCCATTGCCGCGTCGGCGGATTCTTTGGCTCTTGCCGCCGCATTCTGAGAATCGGCAGCAGCTGTTGCATGCCGGGACAGTATGGACGCCTCTTTCGAGACCATATCCTCTACCCTGGCTTTTGTTTCAGCAAGCTTTTGCTCCGCAGATTCAAAGTCACCCATGAATTGATTTAATTTTTCAAATACCTTGAATGTTTTAAAACCTTTGGATATTTCGTTTTTGAGATCAGCATCCATAATTAGTTAAACTCCCTTCTCGAAGAAAGAATGACGGTGATAGACGTTCCTGATCCGCCCGATGTGGATGGCCGGACAAAAATAGGATCTTCCAGGACTTGTTTCATGCCGGCGGAGGTGAAAGACACATTATTGCCAAGGGGGTCTGTTAATGTGATGGGATTTGCGGAAGATGGAGTTGTAATGGCATTGGGATCGTTTGTGCCCTGCAATACGACTGTTGCCCCACCGAATGTGCCAAAGACCTGGAACACCTTGTCTGGATCCTTAGGAATCTGGATCCAATCGCCCACATCGGCATTGCCCATGGCTGCCCAGGTAAAAGCCCGGGTCTTTTTGTCAATTTGCTTGCTGGTTGATACGATTGTAGCCATTTATGTCTCCTTTGTTTGATTTTAACCTAAATAGAAAGTTTTTGCTATGGGGTTGCCTTCTTTGCGTCAACAAGGGCCTGCAAAGAACTTTTTATATATGAGTCAGTAACCTTTGGGGAATGAAGCAATGTCTGAAACCCCCTATTGGCCGTAACCGCTGTTGGGATTGCGACGGCTGCTAATGGCGGGTTGAACGCCAGTCCGGCACTCATTGCGCCAACTTCTCCCATACCAAAGTTTCTTACGGCTGTTGCTGACCCCATAGGGTTGTTAAGAAATGTCTTTGCTATCTTGGCGATGTCCCCCAAGTCACCGGCTTGGCCGGTGGCATACCTGGTCCCAAAGTTCTTATAAACCATTCCCTCCAAAAGATTGGGATTTATAACACCTCTGTTTGCCTTCGCCAGGATGGGCTCAACTGTTTTAAAGTTTCTATACTGTGCATTAACGCTAGATAGCGCTGCAGACCTCAGCGGATCATCTTGCCCAGCGATGTCATCAACAGTATCCAAAACATCCCCAATACCCATAGACGCGGCAGGAGATGCCGTCTTCATATTGGAAAGTATTTTCGTTCTCAGAGATCCTAGTCGTTCTCCACTAATAAATGCATTTTCGACTTGTGGCTGTAGTATCCCCGGCATTCCTGTAGGCTTTGTCAGATCAAGAGCGCTCCCAGATGGGCTGCCGATCTCTTTTTTTACCATGTCAATATTCTGCTGGACTATCTTTGCATCATCTGCAGTCAGTCCTCCAACCCTGGACGGTATAATATTATCAAGTGCCGATACCTTATCGGGGGCGACATTTAACGTTCCAGAATATATTTTTCCGTACTTGTCTTTAAAAGAATCCTTAAGTTCTTTAACTGCGGATGGCGTTGCCACCTCAGAGTCAGATCCCAATGACTTCATTACTGCAGAAGTTACCGCGCCCTTTTGTTCTGCCTCGAACTCTCCAGCGCCTGAGAACGGCTGCGGAGCGGAAAATTTTTGAGCACCAAGCAGGGCTGGATTTTGAGACAGTTGCGCTAAATCCAAAGGTATATCCAGGTCTTTGGCAACCCCAGCGAGACGTAAGCCCTCCTCGTCAAGCGGGACCAATCCCTCTGCAACTCTTTGAGCTATCGGTGTGGCTGCGCCAACAACTAAATCCCCAGCTGCGCCCAATGTTCCCTTAGCCACATCAGTAGCGACGCCAGGAACGGCCTCTACTATAGAGGCAGGTGTGCCGCCTCCAGGCAGCGGCGCGTAAAACGCTGCAATATTAGACGCATTTTCTATGAGCTGTGCCGCCATAGGAGCTGTTTGTTTAAATGAGTCCCATTTTTGTCCGCCATATTGGAGAGCCTGAACGCCGGCTTGGCCCACTGGGGTATTTATTAGATAATTAAACGCGCTAGAAAATGCCTTTTTTGTATCTGGCGTAGATGTGTTCTGGTAGAACGACTTAGCCAAGTCACCCCCAACATCCCACAGCCCGCCGGCTACATTGCCCGCCACGTTAATGCCCGCCCCTGCCGCTGCCGGTAGAAGAGGTACGCCGGCTTGTGGCGGAGTAGACATTATTTGGCTAATATTTGACGATCTCTTTGAGAGATCAGACGCAATGTTGGACATTAATCCCTGAGTCTGTTGCGGCTGAGATTGTGCATCCATCAATGATGCCGCAAAGGCCTCTACAGTCGGATCGGGATTTTGCGACTGTGCCGACGGTTGGGACGCCTCAGAGAGAGACGCCGCAAAGGCATCTACAGTCGGATCCGGCTGAGGATTCATTTGGCTCGTTTGTGCACTCAAATTATTAATCCTGTTCTGCCACCCAGAGGCATTCAACATTTGATTTGGATCGCTGGCAGCTATAGTCTGATCCCTTTGCGCCCTTAATGCTAATAGAGCATCTGGATCGTCCCCAGCTTGGACCATAAGTTTTTTGGCCGTTGGCACGCCATTATTTACTGCCGTGTCAAAGGCCACATTTTGCATTGCAGGAGACAGGCTGTCTCCGTCGATTGGATCCCAAAAATTCTTTTTATAGAAGTCTTGTAAGTGAGCATTTGCCGCATCAGTATTACCAGAGTTAATAAGACTAACTTGGGTTTTAAAATCCTCTGGAAACCATTTTGATGATATTCCATTAATAGTTGGTCCGCCCGCATCATTCGGGCTGTTCGAGTAACCCCCCTCGAATTGTAAGGTATTCTGCAATGCGTCAGAGAATCCCATTATTGCGTTACCTGAATACCTTGTGATTGTGCGTGTTGCATAGCCACGCTCATATCAACCTTCGCGGCCTTCGCGGCTTGCTGCAGTTGTTGCATGGTCATGCTTTTTGTTTTGATTGGTTTTCCAGACTCGTCTCTATAGAATAATGGAGCGCCAACAGCGGCTTTTTGCTTTAATACCTCTGCGTCGATTTGTGCATCACTTGGCGCACTTAGCCCGTTCTGGCGAAGGATGGCAGCATTAGACTTTATTCTTGCCACAAATTGTTGTTCGTTCCTGTCAATGGCGCCCTGCTTTGCCTGCGGGGCGGCTGTCATGTCTAGCCCAGTGGCGGCAGTAGCCAAGTTATCTATAATCTTGTTGCCCTTGCCGCCCATTGCCTTAATGGCTGGGCCAAGCTGATTAAGAATATCTTGCTTGGCGCCCTGCAATAGATAGGTGTTAGCCTGGCCTATCTTATCCCCGGCTTGGTTGTGGAATTGCTGCACCCAGCCGGTGCCCTCATTGTTCACCCCATACCCGAAACTTGCATCTGCCGCGGCTGCTCTTTGGTTTTGAAACAACTTAAGAGCAAGAGGAAGCTGAGACGCCTGAACATTATACTCGTCTTGGGAATCCGCAAGCTTAGATCCCGTTTCCGATCCCATCGACTCGGCCATTGATTTTTGAAATGGATTTGCAGGGTAAGATCCTGTGTACCCCTGTTTTACGGTTAATCCATTTCCGCCAGGCTGAACACCGCCGGGGGTTAGCGGTAGTCCGCTTTGCGGTTGTTGCGGCTGTTGTTGGCTTCCATCGGAAGATCCGCCGTTTAGTTGGACTGGATTCATCTTATAGCTTTGTCCTGTAGTCTTATCTTGGTGGACGCTTGACCCATCTGGATTGATAATGGCAATCGGATTACCTGTCGAATCTTGCAACAATGTGGGGCCAGTCAGGGGGACGGTCGTATTTTTAGTCGTCTCAGATTGTGTATGAGAAATATTAGCTTGTGCCTGTTGATACGCTTGAAGCATTGACAGGCCATAAAACGGCGACTGTGCCTGCATTGCCTGCTGTACGTTTTCGGGAGTTGGCTGTGCTTGTGCAACGCGATTCTGCATCATGGCGTACTGTTGCATAGCCGGGCTCATTTGTGGCTGTCCATCCTGCGGATTGGCTTGCTGTTGTTGCAACTGCTGGGCCATTAACGCAAGGTTGGATTTTTGCTGCGCCATGTTTTGCATGGCAATATTTTGCATGGCCCCTTCTGGGTTACCAGCGGCATAGAATGGATTCATAACATTTGAATAATCGGACACATTAACCCCCGAAAGTAAATGGAGAATACGATGCAGGCGCCGTTATATTATTAGATCCGCCGCTTGAGAAAAACCCACCGGACCCAAACAAAGAGTTTCCAATTGTTGAACCAACCTGCGCCCCACCTTGCCCAAGAATATTGGCATTCGCCAGCTGATTGGGGGTTGTCGTTGTCTGGCCTGTGCTCGATCCCGGAATTTGTGCAGTTAGCCCTGATAGAGACTGCAGTGCTGTTAATGGCGCCTGTGCAGTTTGAAGTCCGATCTGTCTTTGCAATCCACCCTGGCTCATAAGATTTGAATAGTTTAATTGGTTCTGTGTTAAGCCGGTATTCAGTGCGTTTTGGTACTGCCCGCCAATTGCCGTATCGAGTGCCAACTGTTGCTGTCCTTGCAGATAGGCGGTATTTGCCATGTCCCTGCTAGATCCTGGTCCCTGCCCGGACTGTGCCAATTGTTGCTGATACAGAGAGTTTTGCCCGCCGAATTGTTGCTGATTGGCCTGTTCGATGGCGCCGATATATGGATTAAGATAATTGCCGACAAGGCTTTGTATGCCTTGTTGACTCATCGTGTTTTGTGTCAGCCCCATTGCCTGATTTTCTTGGCTAGTAAGGGGCATGGGGGTGAACATTGATGAATTTGGAGATCCGCCAGGAAGCAATAGATTGCCAGCCGCGGTGGCTGTATTAGAAATGTTTTGCTGAACGGAGGCAGGAAGAGCCCCGTAGCCGGATGCGTTGGTTGCCTGAGATCCGCCAGCGCCTACTGGGCCAGACGATCCACCAAGAGCACCGCCCGCCAAAGACCCCAGGCCGCCGCCTATGCTGGACCCCAGCGCGGTTCCGATACCTGGGACAACACTTCCCACAACACCGCCTAAAATACCGCCAATCGTGCCTCCCATTACGCCACCACCTTTACACAGACTTTTTCAATTACCGGAAACCCCATGTCTTCAAGGGGGGATTCCACTGTATTATTCTTAATAACCCACTTAAACACGCTGACGCCGAGATTCTTAAATTCAGCTTCGGACTTTTTGACCATCTCTCTGAAGGCCCCTTGTTTGCGGTATTCAGGGACCACATAGAAATTATCGACCAATGCCTCTATCAGGCCCTTATAGTGTGGCTCATTCGACACAGCAAAACAGGCGTATGCGACAATCTTGCCACCATCTTCTCCGATGTATGCCAGGAATCTACCTTGATGGGACAAAGCAAAGAACATATCCCAATGGGGATCGAGAGTATGCCCTTTCATATAAGGATCTGTTTCTTCAGCATGCGCTCTGAAAAATGGCATAAGTCTGTCAGCAACATCATGAAACTTATGTAAGGACCAATTTATCATTAAAATGAACTCGCTGTAATTCTACGCCAGACGGGCGTTCCTGAGTTATTTACCAGTATATACAAAAACGTAGGTGTTGGACAGAAGTCTCCGACATAATCTATACCAGCGGTGACATCGGTGGAGGAGGACGGTGTGCGGGTGGTTAAGCGCCCTCTGATAAAGGTCCTGGATAGATTATCCCACGCGCCAACATCGTCTGTATTTCTATATTGTGCAATCTTCTTAAGAATATCAACAGCCTCTTCGAGAGTTTCTTTTACGGGTTGGGGGTATTTTTTCATTATGCACCATCCCCCGAAACTTGTTTCTCTTCAGCCCATTTGCCGGCACGCCAAAACTGCCCAAGCGCATTTCCAATTATCGTATACTGCCAAAAGCGGCCAGTTTGGCCGACTTGGTGTCTTCCTAAGTCAGGTTGCTGCGTAACGATATAATCTTGCGTTGACATGTTTATCGTGGCGTTGGGCCATTGAAACATATCCAGCGTTACGGTAATGCTTCCGGCGGTCTGGATACTATCGGGTATAAATGCGGATAACAATGTTTCACGCTTGCTCAGGGTGCGAATATTTGTAATCAACGTAAACTCGGCCGGCGACCCCGCGTTGTCGTACGTTTGTTCGTGATTATAGACCACACCATTGGCATCTACGAGGCGCTGGTAGGTCAGCAGCGGGGTTGGCGTCTCGGCCGCGGTTCTGGACACAGTATCTGGCCACCATGTGGTTTCCAGGATATTGGTACAGGCCACAGAGTCAGGCTCATTCGCACCTGCGCTGGGGTAATGTATCCGCCATTCCTGAAATGCCTTATCGTAATAATTAAACACCTTTGATTTTTGGGCCACGTTTAGATTATTAAATACATATTTCAGGATAGAGCTGACGGGAGCCACATTGGAATTCATAACATCAATAACGCCGCCGGACCAGGTATAGAAGTTGTCTATACCCATCCATACGGCTACGTTGTTGATATTCCATGCGGCCTGAGAGGATATAATGCCGATATTGCCCAATAATTGTATGGCCCATACGTTTGGAAGGCCGATATATTGAAATGTATAAACTTGCTGCTCAGTAAACAGCAGATTAATCCCTTGAAGCTTAAGGGCGCAGAAGAAACGGGAGGCTCCCTGTTGTATTGTATCAAAGGCCTGATTGGTGGCCGTTACGGTCCAAGTCTGCCTATTACCAACATCTGAAGCAGAGATGCGGTTTTCATTACCAGCCTGACCAAAAGTAATAACCGAGTTGTCAGAGACAAACATATAGTTAATAGCCGCCGGGGAATTCGTGGTGATAGTTGGCGCGGTTGCCGTGTTCCCGGTCCATTCATATAGTGCCCCACCATTCCCCGGTGTAAGCATGATAAAATCCCCGAATCTGTCGAAGTACCAGATTTGAGGATATAGATGTTTTGATGTAGAAACTCTATTGATGCCATATAGGCCTGTTCCGTATAGACCCATGCCGTAGCCCTGGCCAAAGGACTCATTAACCAGGCCGACAGGAATTGGCGGATAAAATACTGTTCCAGATCCCCCGGCCGCGGACACTGACGAAGTGGCTGTCCCGGCGGTCATGATGTCGAAATAAGTCGGTGATATGTTTCTGGCAATGTATTCAAGATTGATTTGTAATGCAGTAATTCCGCCGGCAGCTATGGCTCCGGCCATCTTGATCCTGTCTCCGGCAGCAAGTGTATTGGCCACAGTCACCCGAACGAGGCCAGAGGCCGCCACGACAGAAGCTCCTCCGCCAACGGCCGTGGATGTGGCCGTGGTGGCGTTGAAGGTAAGTGTGGTCGCTCCGACATTGCGTATGACATGCTGCGTGTTTAAGGCGGCAGCGAGTATCCCCCCTGTGCCTGTGGCCCCAGATAGAGTATATAAATCCCCTATCTGATACCGCGGGGCATTTGTGTCTGTTACAGTTACAACGTAACTGCCATTAGTTACAGATATTGGGTTGCTTCCGAGTGTTGCGTATGTCGTGCTCAGGCTTGCCGACGCTGCCGTGGAGGTTGTCAGAAATGGGGTAATGTTTGTCAGGAAGGAGCCGACTTGGCAATATAGACGGCTATTTGTACCATAGAGAGTGTAAATCACTCCGTTGATTTCTGTAGAGTACATAGACCTGCATACGCCATTCAATGCTTGTCCGAATTGGAAGGGCTGTATGGTATACCCGCCGACCTTTTCAGGGAGTCCTTTACGAAAGCGGATATTATCAGAGAATGTGAAATTTTGGGCAGCAAAGCTTGTGTCGTCCGTAATTGGCGTTACGCCCGGCAGGATATTTATGTAGTCAAGATTTGCTTGGGGATTGGCCACTTTTTAGACCTTAAGAAGTTTTAATTCCATAGAGATACGCCGCTCCAGATGTAATCGTTCCTGTTGTTGGTATAAGCCTAAAAGCATTGACGGTGCCAACAATTCCGGACGGATATCCTACGGAACGACAAAATGTAGTCGCAAAACCACCATTGAAAGTAAATATTGGTGAATATGCCCCGCCTGGACTTATCTTCAATTCACCACCACCAATGCTACCGATTGATCCAGAGGTTACCCTCATGGAAGAAGTGGCTCCGGTTACGAATGTTTCTGATGTGCTAGTTCCGGCCGTTAATGACATCGACGTAGAGACATAATTGCTAGATGCGGTTACATAAGAGGATCCAGCATTGGTTGATACTTGGCACAATAAATCTGCTGTGCCTGAGCTAAACACCGTCTCTGCAAATACAACAACAAACTCTGAATATCCAGCTGCTGGAGCTGCTGTGAAGTTATAAGACGCCGCCGCTCCTGATTGTGTCGCCAGCAATACCATCGAAGATCCGCCAGAAGACGCCGTGTTCAACACAGATCCAGTGAACGATAGCCCTGCACCAATTGTAATAGCCGTAACATTTCCAGACGAACCCCTGCCTAAAAGATTGCTAGCAGAAAGGGCAACGGTCCCCGGGGCCGCGCTTGAACTAGACGGGTTTGCAACAACAGTGTTTGCACCAATAGTATTCGACGCTGCGCCATACTCACTGATAATCTGCCAATTCGTCCCGTCGGCGGTGATTGATGCGTCTTGATATTGAGAGGCCAAAGAGATTGTCGATGCGCCATCGATTGTCTCAGAGGCATTGCCGTCGATTGTTACGGCATTAGCCGTTGAATCAATCTTTTTAAATGCGAGTTTAAAACCAGATCCGGCGGTTGCAGATGGCAGCAACGTAATCGTGAAGGCTGCGGATGTGGCGTCGCAGAGGATAAGTTTCCCTTGATATGTCGCATCGAGGGTCGTGTTTCCGGTGAGGGTTGTCTGGACGACGTTGATGGCTTTGTTGAGGAGGCCGTCAATGGTATCAAGATCAGTATTTAATTCATTGCCCCAGATGTCTTGATCGTCGGGGTTGTTGACATCTGGTTTAATTAAGGAAAAGTTGGTTGTTAAGGTACTCACGCCGCCACCTGTTCTTTCTTAATGCTCAATGGGGGATAGCCATAGGAATGATCGCCCACATGATAACAAAGTTGCGAGGCGTCGTGATCAACGTATAACTTGACACCCGCCTCATGAAGCTTGCCGCACAGATACATATCTTCCCCAAGGTATTTTTCTGTTCCTGCGATCCACATTACCTCGAAATGGGGCGCTGGAATATTCTTAATGCACTCCAATCGCATCAGGCACATTCCAAGGCCTAACCATTGAGCCTCTTCAATTCCGGTCTTGCCTGTGCTGTCAATAGGCTTGCCCGCGGCATCCTGTGCCGTTGGTGAGAGGGGATATTGTTTGCGGCATATGTTTGCAGCCACATAATCCTTCTTTCTTGATATCAAATGCTCTACAGCCTCTACTGGGAACTTCGTGTCATCATCAATCCAGAGGATATGAGAGCTTCCGCTGGCAATAGCCTCCTTCAAAAGCATCTCTCTACCCATAGGAAGCAATGAGCTTACTTGGCACCTGATCGACAATCCGCTGATCTGTCCAGCGTGAAACATAGACGTAAGATGAGAGGTCAGGGCAATCATAGATGTGCAAAATTCAGCCTTCCAATCCCTAGAAGATGGAACGGCGATAAAAATGCTTGGAGTCTCAGTTTCCCTGTAAATATCTTTTACTGAATCTGAAAGGCTTGAAGACATGAATAAGTCCTTTCCAAAAAGAGGTGGGCGGGGACGCAAGGGGATACATCCCCGCCCTGCGCGTGTGTGCTTAAGCGATGCGCGTTGCTGTAAAGGTGGCCCCAGCGAAGACGCTGGTTGTATCAGCGTGGGAAGTGTTCTGAGCAAGCTGAACCGTTAGGTTGCCGGCTGTGCTCGTCACTACGCTACCTTCAATATAGGCGTCTGTGAATACTGTCTTTGCGTTCCCGACGGCGTTACCCATAGTAGTCGTAACTGCCCCAGCATTTATGGTTGCACCATTGTATTGCTTCCCGGCATAAGATGTGGATGTCGTTGTGCCGCTATTTGCAATGGCAAATTGCGCCCCACCGTTGGTGGTTGCAACGCCGGGGAGATATGCGACGAATTTATATTTGCCGGCCACAACAGGAAGGGTAAGGCCCGGGATATTACTGAGGGTCGTTGTAGAGATGGCATTGAAAGTTGCCGTAGTGGTGGAAGACAGCGCACTAATGGTTGTCACGGGATTGGTAACATTAAGCGTGGTTGCATTAAGCGTGGTAAACGTACCGGCGGCAGGTGTGATACTGCCGATAGTCAGTGCATCAAGAGTTTTATTTGCGATGCTAAGAAAGTTTTGAAATGCCCTTTGCAGATCGCCAATTGCTAAACCAGTCATTGTAGTTCTCCTTCTATGATATTAAATAAGATTGTAGAGTTAAAGTTCCCGTACCAGTCAAAGCAGAGGATCTGCGTCTTAGGTTTCTTTCTTCATCGTCGGCTCTGGCAGTATAATATTGCTCCATAGTCGCATCTTGCTTATATTCAGAGTAAATGCGACTTAGAGCGTTATACTCAATCATCCGATCCGCGTAAGTCAGAAAGTCATTTGTATCGGTAACATTTGCAAACGGTTGATAATCCCGCAAGTATCTGAATATCAAAGAATAGGCGATATTCGGATAAAAGTAGAGATAAAAACTTCCGTTTCTAAAGCAGTATATATAAGGCAATCCAACGCCCTGAACATCCTCGCCATCAAATATAAACGATGAACGCTTTTCTATAAGATAGTGGACGGTGGAATAATGAATTACTAATCCACCGTTGGGAAGTTCTTCAAGAAAATCCGCTGGAATATTGGGCACTAGAGGATCCCCCTGATTAAGGGTTATGGTAGTAACCGCCTCATTAAACCAGAACCTCTTGTATTTATAATACGCGAGGCTCTGGTTAATGATGTCGGTGACATCAGCAAGGGGGATGGATTGGAATGTACGGTCTTGCAACCTTGCACCAATCCTAGCCTGAATATCCCCAAGCTGTGCCGGATAAGCCATTATTGCAGTTTCTGATCGTAGGTGATGGTAATAACACCATGCAGAGTACCTTGAGCCGTGGTGGCAGCAGTCTCGGTCGTGAGGGCTACCCAGCCATTGCCGGTTACTACATAGCTATCAGCAGCATCCGTGGTCAGCAGCGTAATCGTGCCGCCGCCCTGGATGGTCGTGTTGCCAGTTGCCACATATTGAGCAGGAACGCTGGTATTGTTCGTCGTATCATCATAAACGATGCCGATTTTTGCCGTTTCAGAGTTGCTGCCAAGAGCATCCGAGGAAATGCGGCAAGCGGGGAGAACAAGCCGAGCACCCTTTTCCACAGGCACCAGACCAATGACGGTTGCAGAGGCAGTCGTCGTCGGCACAGTCACCAGGAACACAGAGGCCCGCATTGCGCCACTACGATCGGCCTTCGTTTTGGCGAAGTCTGACGTGGTGCCAGCAAAGTTAGCAGGATAGATGGTTGGTAAAGTCATGTTTAAAGCTCCTTTAAAGGTTAATCAGAAAT